CAAGAAGAGAGCTGGATTTAGTTTGTATCATGGTATTGGCCGCGATCCTATTTCTGTTTGGAAACAATACGCTGAAGGACTTTCACACTTCTCACCGTATGGATTTGCTTTTGACTATAAAAATTTTGACGGCTCATTGCCAAAGGAGGCTTTTTCATTGTTTCGCATGGTGACTGATACATGGTATGGTAATACTAATACACCTGAAGCTTTGGCACGTCATGGTATTATATCTACTATGCAGGATTCGTTACACGTTCTTGGTCCCTATGTGTTCGAGTCATCACAAGGTAATAAGTCTGGAAACGCATTTACTGATATTTTCAATTCCATAGCTAACACGTTTCTTATTTGGACTTCCTTCATTACATGGCAGATTGAGAGAAATTTATTGCCTAACCTTGCCATGTTTGATGCTAGTATCAGAATGTTAACTTATGGTGATGATATTGTTATGTCAGTGCGTCGAAATGCAGTTCCAGGATTCGACGGAAATTTTATTCGTGAGGTTCTTCTTGAACTCGGTGTCACAATTACCTCTGCTGCTAAAACATCTGATTTGGAGTTTCAGAAATTTTCTGATCTAACTTACTTGAAGAGACCATTTGTATGGGATAGTGAGTTTAGAATTTGGAAGGGCCCTTTGCCCATACCTGACATTGTGAAAGAGTTAAAATATCGTCCAAAGTGTGTTCAGGCAAACAGTGATGATCTACCTCAAAGATTGCAGACAGTACAACGCTTTTTGGCACAGTATGATAGGAAAACATTTGAAGAGTGGACCAATAAGTTGCGAGGACGTGTTAAGAAATATTATCCATCTTATCCAGACATGTTGAAGGTGCTTTCTATTGATTATGATGCTTATCAAGCTGATGTTTACTTACAACAGGAAGCAGAACCACCATTGTATGTCTCTTGACAGGAACATCGTAGGGGTTGGAGAGAACCAAGGAAAATCTCTCAGTCGAGTATGACGTTAAACTGCCCGTATGCGCCACGGTATGGTGCTAATAGTATTATAGTAATATAACTTTAATATCTATGCGAG